TCTGCAGAAAACTTCATCGAAAAGGAAAGAAAACGTAAGAATAAAAGTTAGTTACCTCTAAATGTCCTCTATAGTGTAATCATTCATTTTTCTCATCATGGCACGTTACAAAGTCAATGTCGATAACATTCCTGGTCATGGTGCTGGTTCCCGTGATGTAATTGTTGAAGCTGATTCTACTCAAGAGGCAAGAAACATCGCAGAAAATATGACTGGAGGTGATGCATATAATTGTTATCTTCAACGTGGTTCTGGTCGTGGACTTTTCGGTCTATTTGGGTAGTAATTAAAGTTAGTTACCTCTAAAGTTCCACTATAGTATAACCACTCAATCATCATGATTCTCACTCAATCCAAAACTGAATTCCTCACTGAAGCACTTCTTGAACAGGTAAACAATCGTTTCAAGGTTGATTCAATCGAGTCCGGTCGTTCTTTCTATACTCGTCTCACTTATGAGGTAGCAAAAAAATACATCAAAGTGTTTAGTGGTCGTGTATATGAAGATGGTGAATTCCGTCGTGATGGTGTCTTTATGTTCATCGATAAAGAGACTGGAGCATGTTACAAACCAGCATCATGGAGAGGACCAGCAAAAGGTATTCGGTTCTATCTTGAGTCTTTAGTTGAAACTCCTGAACTGGTTGATCAATATGGTTCATTTCTTTATGTGAGGTGATTATGTTTAGGAGATTGAATTACTTTCTTTTGGGAGTTTTCTTTACAATTATTATTCGTATCTTTTCTAATTGACTATGACACTTTCAGCACAATCAGTTTCAAAGATGGCAGATGCTATCAAACCTGAAATTATCAACCACATTTATGATAACCCTAAGTTCACAGAATCAATGCAAGATCTTTTAGGTGAAGCACTACATGCAACACTTGGTGATGTTGATGAATCTCTATTCTATGAGTTAGGTATGGTTTTAGTTGATAGGATTGAATTGAAATAAAGTTAGTTACCTCCAAATGTCCCCTATAGTATGGATACAACTCAAAACATGACTTCAACACAACTTCTAAACGAGATTAAAGGTTGTAAAGTACAACATGACAACGGTAACATTTACACTGTTGTTTCTCTCAGAATATTCAACGGTGAAGTTTCTACTATTGGGGTGAAAGATTCTGATAATAAAGTTGTCTATATTCCACTGGATTATTACATGGAGATGGCAAGTGTCGCATAATAAAGTTAGTTACCTCTAAAGTTCCACTATAGTATAACCGTTTTCCAAAATGCCTCTCACACATCTCGAGCATCCAGAAGATACTATTCTCACTGGTGATCTTTCTGTTCTAGAACTTCTCTACGGTCGTGGAAATGTATCACTAAAAGTAGATGGAGCTCCAGCAGTTGTGTGGGGTGTTGATCCAAACAATAATAAGTTCTTTGTAGCAACCAAGAGTGCATTCAATAAGAAAAAGATCAAACGTTGTTATAGTATTGAAGACATCTACAAGTATTACAATCAAGAAACTCATGGGAGTTTGATTGAAGTTCTGATATCTTGTTACAAACATCTTCCTGTATCAGATGGTATCTATCAGGGTGATTTTATCGGGTTTGGTGGTAGTGATTCCTACAAACCAAATACCATCACTTATGAGTTCGAGAATGTTGTATCTGAAGATATTATCGTAGCCCCTCACACCTATTACACTGGTGATGATTTTCCTACCATGGTTTCTCATCCATTAGAGGAAGATTTCACTTCAACTAAATCTTGTTTATTCGTACAACCTTTCGTTGATAGGATTCACCATGAGATTTCTCTTCCTAACATTGACACCGATAAGATTCCCTTCCTAACTGATAAGGAAGCAACTCAAGCAAAGATGTCAATCAACGCCCTCATTCGTTCCGGTCAAACTCCTGACGAGTCTACCCTAAATGATATCCTTGGATCTTCACAACTTACCAATCTCTATCTGTTTGTTGAGGAATGTAAGTATGACCTGATGGAGACATTTATCGTCTATGATTCTCCTGTCGCGTTCATCGATGACGAGAGAATCACAGGTGAGGGTTTTGTGATGAGTAACGGTAAGATGTCAATTAAGTTGGTTAATCGTTCACAGTTTGCTTTCGCTAACATGACTCAAGGTCGTTTCAATTAAAGTTAGTTACCTCCAAAGGTCTCCTATAGTATGAATACAAACAACCCCTACATCAACAACCTAATCGAAATGGGTTATGACAAACAAGATGTTCAAGTAGCATCAACAATGTTCCAAAAGAAACAGTTTCCTTGTGTGATTCACGGTCGTTCATTTGACACCGAAGAACAATACTATCAGGAACTTCATGACTTTATGAACGGATTGTGATTATGTTAATGTATCAATCAAATGAACATGGTTGTGTTTATTCAATCGATAATGAGGGTGTTTTATTCTACACTCCACAATATCGTGATAATCACATTGAATTAGATGATTGGAGTGAAGTTGATCATATGGCATTACTTGGTGAAGATGAAACAATTAGAAAAAGAGTTGATGAGATTCATGATAAACTTATCAAAGCAAATAAGTCTATGGGTGAATACTATCAGGTTGTAATTGATTGAGATTAAAGTTAGTTACCTTCAAATGTCCTCTATAGTGTAATCACACAATCAATCAAAATGGAGTATCGAGTTATTGTTCCTTCTGCAAGATATGAAGATGTGACTACCAATGATTTAGATCAAGCATGGAAATTGTGTATTGATTTGTCTATTGAGTTCGGATATGCAGAGGTCAAACGTAATCTTTGTGGACCTGAACCAATTCTAGGATCTTACACCAACGGATTGTAAGATATTAAAGTTAGTTACCTCTAAATGTCTCCTATAGTATGAACACAACTCCAAACATGACCATCACCGAACGAAACAATCAACTCTATGAACTTCGTAACAAATTAAGTTGGGCAAAACTTGAAGTGATGTCAATTGAAAGTGAGATACAAAGAATTAATCAAGAGTACAAAGATCAACAACCATTAAATGATTCAGAAGGTAATTTATTTGAGCAAATGTTTGGTGATCAAGTTATGATGTCTACACTCGACACACCTTTAGCAGAAGAGTATTACGGAGGGTAATACTTTTAAGTTACATCATTGTTCTTTTTTCTTCAATCATTATGACACAATCAATCGACATCATGGGTGAAACTCTTCTTTCAGCAATTCAAAAAGAAGACAATCTAGATAATGTTAAAGCACTCTATTCTGAATGGGTTGTTGATGGTCAAGATCCTGAAGATGGAAAGTATGAGTTCATTTATCTTCCTGTAATTGTTGGATATTAAAGTTAGTTACCTCTAAAGGTCTTCTATAGTATAACCACTTCATTCAAACCATGAGAAAGATCGAAAGTCAAATGAACACTGCTATTCACAACAACACAGATTTCAAATCATCAAACACTCGTGTAATCTATTCACCTATTCGTAACACTTCAGAAGTCTATCTTCATAACAACTTAATTGCAATTGTTACAGATGATGATTTACAAGTCTTTGATGGTGGTTGGCAATCCAACACTACTAAATCACGACTCAATGCACTTATCAATGAGTTCTGTAATGCATTCACTGATGGAGTTTTCCAAAAGAATTATCAGTGGTTTGTAAGAGATAACAATGTAACCAAAGAATTCACTAACGGATATATCTTCTCTTAACTAACACTCATTCACTAACATGAACTACACTCTCAAGCAACTTCAAGACCGAGTATCATCGATGATCAAGGAACAGGGAGAAGATTCACATTGTTCCGCATGGATTTATACCAAGAATGATTGTCATTTGAAGGATAAAAATGGTGAGATTGATTATGATAACAACGTAGAAGATCCTAAAGTTATTGAACGCATCTTCTATCAAGTTGGTGATTCTGATTACATCTACACAATGATTCAAGAGTGTGTGGATGAGGTTACAGAGGAGCAAGTTATGTTACAACAACAAGAATTAGTGGAGGTATTATGAAATTTACACAATACTTACTGAGTGGAATCATCGTCGTTATGTCACTCACTTGCTACTTGTTATTCTTATCACAACGTGACACTCAAATGATGAACTATTATGATTCAGCAATTCAATCAAATGCAGATTGACACTATTGGTAGAATCATAGGATCATTTCTTGTGGTTACTGCATACTTCATCATCCTACATGTAAATGTATCATTAGGAGTGATTATGCAGTTTATAGGTGACTTTATCTCTGTCCCATTCTTTATCAGAACAAAGTCTTGGGATATAGTGATTATGTTAACATTCTTATTGATTATCTCATCCACTAAACTATTACCAATTCAATGAACTCTAACCTTTCTAAAATCAAAACAAAACTAAGAACAACTGGAAACGTTACAGGTAACTTCGGAAAACAAAAGGTAAGGACAAACGGTAACACTAACCTAGGATTAACAAACAAAAAGAATATTAGAGTAACATCACAAGATGAGTATCTTAAGAGAATGTATCAGTCATTTGATAAGACAAACGATCCTAGATTGAAGAAGTTTATATACAATGAGATACGACAGATTATGGTTCAGAGAGGATTATGGACTGATTGAATAATGAATCTGATTGTAAGATAGTAGTTGATATTAATTCGTATCGTTATGAGTTAAAATACGAATAAAGTGTTACTATTGATACGGATTATGATTGAAAATGTATTAAAAAGGTTATTTTAAATGTATATTAGTGTTTTATAAAGGTTCTGATAAGTGTTATAAATACCGATTCTTTTAGTCGTATGAGTTACTTATTATGTCTCTATGAGTTACTTATTATGTCCTTATGAGTTACTTAAAGGTGTTCAGTTATTGTGATCTAAGGCCGCATTCTACCATGAGAGTTCAAAAATGTCAAGGACTTCCGAGATATTTTGAGACCTTATCCCCAAAACACAGTCACACACAGGAGTTTGAGTTATGCTCACAAAACCCCCCCAAAATACCCGAGTTATGCTAACAAAACTATGAGACCCCTTAAATATCAACATTTAGGGGAGATGATACCTCAGAGAATACCTAGCCGTGTTTCTAATGTATTACCCCGTCTTATGAATGTAATGAACACGATAGAAGAAAGGGGAGAGGATTGTGAGGAGGTAATTAACACTGTATTAGACCAATTAGAAGATAATTAAAGTTAGTTACCTCTAAAGGTCTTCTATAGTATGGATACAACTCAACTGATGAACTCTACCACTGAATCAACGTTCTCACTTCTCTATGATTTCGTCGAAGATATGAATCCTGATCTTGAAATGTGTCTTGACTATTGTGAAGCTCAAGACATAGTGATTTCAGATGAGGTGTATACAGTGATCAGTGATCTTCTGTGGAATAAAGAGAACAACTGACAACCTATTAAAGTTAGTTACCTCCAAATGTCCCCTATAGTGTAAGGGTTCAGTCTTCTCACTCTCTCTTCTCTCCTCATATTGTTTCAGAGAGTTTGTTTCACTAACCCACACACATCTTTCTTATTATGACTTCCACTTTCCAAACCACAATCGAAGATACAACTTACAACGGTTGGACAAATTACGAGACCTGGAATGCATCACTTTGGATAGGTAATGATGAATTTCTTTATAACACAGCTAAGGCATGTGTTAAATTCTGTAATGAAGATGACACACCTTATGATAAATTTGTTCGTTGTATGTTGAACTGTGGTGCTGAAACTACAAGTGATGGTGTTAAGTGGGATGATGTTAATATCAACAGTGTAGAGATGAATGAAATGATGGAAGAACTCTGATCACTAAGTAACACTTACATTGACCTGGTGATGTCATTAAACTCACCAACAGTTAACTACACTTTTCTTTGTTATTATGTCCAACTCAATGGCACTCGAACTCCTCAGTCAATGTAACACTGGCGACGAGATTCTAGAGATTCTGAATGTTATCGATGAGAGTCAATCTGAAGCAGTCGATTTCAATGGAGAACCTGTGAGTTTCTAACACATAACAGAGGGGGAGTTCTTGACAGTCTCCCCTTCTTATGTTAGAATGACAGTATAATAGAATCGACAGTTAATTGGGGGTTTATGTGTAACCTTATGGATCGCGTAACGGTTCCTTAAGGGTTTTAAGTCCCCTATAAAGGGCCCCCCTAACTAAAAACGACTAACTACCCTAACCTACAGAGGTGACAAAACGCGAGTTAGATTTCGTTCTCATAAAAAAATTCCCCCAGGATTTTGAAGGTCTAAAAAGGGTCGCAGAAAGAACGAAGTGACTTGACATAAAAAAATCTCCCAGGTAGAATAAGTATCCAAAACCCCCCCGACAAAAAATGAATAAGAATTGGACTTGGGAATCATCACCCAAGAGACAATTTAATCTTCGTAAGCTTGAGAAATGTTATCTCATGGATTCGAAAGTTCAAATAAAGAAAGGGAGTTGGATGATACATATAATAAAATCTATTCAAAAAATTTTCAGAAATGATTAAATATCGAATGTATGAAAGAGAATTGACAGGAGGTAATACCTATCAAGATCATATTGGTGTAGATAAGTTTGAAGAATATTCCATCAATTTAGATAAGTATGGTCTTGGTAGAACATCTAAGAATGAGACATCACCTCATGATTATATTCACATATTTGCTACTGGTGAATATGTACAGACATTAGAACAGCATGTATTAGATTTTTTCGATATACCTGTTAACTTTCCTATCACTTATCTTGGAAGAAAGGTTCCATTTACATCTGAATTCAGATGTGGATTTAGTCTTGAAACTTATGAAACATTCAATTCAACATACTATCAACAAACACTCCTTACAAACAGTATGTTTAAAGGATTATATAGTTCCAAAGGATTATATAATACCATTAATGTAACGGGGGATTTTACAAAAGACGGTGATTTCATCGATGATTCAATTAACATTGAATTTACTCCCAATCAAACAAAGGAAACTTATGAAAAGGTTAAACAAATAATTACTGAAACATATGGTGCAAATAATTTCACATACCCTGACAGTTTATTTGATAATAAGATTCCAGATTTATTTCATTTTAAGATACGATATGGAATTAATGGATTAGTAATTAAATTTTATAACTTAGTTTTAAATGAATCATAAAAAATCTCAACCATATTGGAATATGTGGAGAGCTGTTTTAACTGGATGGTTAATTCGATACCCTGGAGTTTTCTTCAGAGCTGCAATGTTAGGAGTATTATCTTTCATTCTGTTGATCCTAATAATTATAAGTCCCTCTGAG